CGGCGGCTCGCTCTGCGGCGGCTCGCTCTGCGGCGGCTCGCTCTGCGGCGGCTCGCTCTGCGGCGGCTCGCTCTGCGGCGGCTCGCTCTGCGGCGGCTCGCTCTGCGGCGGCTCGCTCGGTAAGTAATAGCCCGCCGCCGAAGATAGACTTGCCGGCCTCGAGCTGGGAGTCCAGAGACCGGACGAAGATGCAGTCCTCCTTCCGGATGTTGAAGTCCTCGCCGTGGTTCGACAGCCACCCGGCGAAGGCTGCGGTCACCAGCTCGTCGGGATACTGGTATTTCGGCATCTGGGTTTTCGCCGCCTTGACGTTCGCATCGTTCACGGCCTTGACCCTCCGCCCCAGCTCCGGAACCGTCCGGAGGGCGTAGCTGTCGAGGTTCGTGAGGAAGCTCGTCCGCACCTCTGCGCCGTTCTCGTAGGTGATGGTGACGGATGCCGCCAGGACGCACACGTTCGCCACGTCAGGGCGCAGGGCGGTCAGCGCCGGGCAGAACAGGAAGAACCGGATGTCATGCTCAGTGTAGAATCTTATTATCTCAGAGAGAATCGAGAAGGGCGGATTGTCGACCACGATGTCGCCCGGGTGGTAATTCCCCGGGTGCGTGTAGTCGCCGCCGGGCCAGAAGACCCGGATGAAGTTCGCCTGGTCTACGTGGTATTCCTCCGCCACCCAGTCCGCGATGGTGTCGTAGATGTTCTGCGGGGTGTAGCAGTCGTCGGTCGTCAGCTTCGGCTTGAACTTATCGACGAAGCCCGCGTAGTCCTCGAAGGTCTCCCGCTTTTGTGATGTGGCTGCCATCAGCTCCTCCCCTCTACTTCATCCAGCGCGAAGCCGAGCTCGCGCTCCATCTCTTCCCTGTCCATCCATGCAGCCACGCTGCAGCGACAGTTACTTGCAATTATGCTATTGCAGGTGTATAATGTACTTATACAGGAGGTGTCGTATACATGGCCAGAAAAATAATTCTCTCTGACACTAACGATCTTGTCCGTCGCTACAACTCCGGCGAGTCCGTCAACCAGCTCGCTCAAAGCCTCGGAATCAGCCGTCCGGTGATTACTCGCTGCCTCAAGGAGGCGGGTGTCGTAATGCGAGGGCCGTCTGAAGCCAACAAGCTCATGATGTCGAAGCGTACCGCTTCGGAACATGCGAAGAATGCCCGTGCCGCTCATGATGCCGTCCGCGGCAAGACCTATACACACAAGGAGCTCTGCCATCGTGCGCTCAGCAGACAGCAATCCTTCTCCGGATTCTCCAGTGATTATGAGTCTGCGATCGCTGACGAGCTCACGAAGCGTGGCATCCAGTTTACTCCGCAGTTTGCTATTGATGCTTACAATGTCGATTTTGCTATCGGGAAGTACATCGCCTTTGAGTGCTACGGCGGTGCTTGGCACTCTACAGGTCGGGCCGCCGCTCGCTTTGACAGCCGCAGTAAACAGATCTTCGACGCTGGGCGTGCTGTCGTCGTCTGTTGGTTTAACCACGGAACTGTTGACAACATCCCCGAGATAGTAGACTACCTCGTCTCCCTCGACAAGATACTTCGCCGCAACCCATCCGCGAGGCGTAAGCACTATGTGATTGGGAGTAACGCGAAGCCATCTGCCATTGGCCGTTCTCACCTCAATTATGTTTCCTGAATACTCGGCTCTCATAATGGTCTCCGCATCGGGGGCCATTATTTTTGTGTCCGGAAGTACGCAGTTCGGGTGGATGGGCGGCGCCGTCTCGCCCGGCATGAAGTCCTCGAGCGGGATGGGCTCGCCGGTGTCCAGCGCGGCGCATACAGGGCAGGCGCGGCCCTCTAAGCTGATAAACACGTAGGCCGAGAAGCCCATGCGCTCGAAGCTCTGGCGCTGGGTCTCGGTCTGCACCCGGGCAAGCTCCGTCCGGAGCAGCCGCTCGGCGTCGGCCACGGAGACGGCGAAGCGCTCCCGCAGCCGCCCGGTCATCTGCCGGGGGTTGATGCCCTGTATGATTCCGTTGGTGATTATCTCTGAGAGACCGTTCTGCAGCTCGGACACGTTCGCCCAGATTCTCTGGGAGAAGGTGGCGTTATAGAATGAGCTGTTGACGATGGCCTTCACGTCGTCGGTCGTGTGCCGGATGCTCTCGCCCAGGATGCCGGCCTGGCGTTCAAATTCGGCCCGGCTGCGCTCGCTGAGGTATCGTTCGTCCAGGCGAACAATATCGTCCCCGGCCTCCAGAAGGTCGAGACCGATGTAGGCCTTCAGCATTTCGAGGCGGTTGATCCGCATCGTGGCGTTGTAGATTTTAAGCTGCGCGTTTGCCTGCGCGGAGAAGTCCCTGTCGGCCACGAGCTTGGCCGCTGTGGCCTCGAAGGCCTTCACATCGAACTGAGAGACGGCCATCTCCGCCAGGTTCATGGTGATGCCTTCTGACGCGGCGTAGCGGGCATAAAATGCGTTGATGCGCTCATCTATTGAAGCGACGAGCCGGGTGTATATTTCCCGCGTACGGGCGAGCGCCTGCTCATCCGTGACGGCGTACTCCTCCGCGGCTGCGCGTTCTCTCTCCTTCCAGTATTCGAGGGAGGTCATACCCTCACCTCCTTACTCAGTGCTCAGAGGAAAGATGCTGTCGCGCTGTCTTGCTGCCTCTTCCTCCATCTTCTCCAGCTCGTCCGCCGGATTGCCCACGACGGAGAGCACGGCCATCTGCGTCTCCTTGGACACGATGCCCGCGAGATTCTTCGCGATTTCCGTTTCTTCCAAAAGGTTCGCCGGATAATTCAGCGTGAAGATATAATCAATCGTCATCCAGGAATCCTCCGGTACGGGCGATACCACGCAGCCACAGGCGATTCTGTAGAACTGCTGCAGCGCCCGCGTGAACTTCCGCTCCTTCGTCTTCGCGAGTGATGCCATAGACCAGAGGCGATACTTGATGGCAATGCCAGACGCCGTGCCAAATTCAATATTATTGATGTCGGCCACCATTGACGTCAGGAAGATCAGCCGTTCCAGACGGTCGAGCAGGTGCTCCTGGGTGCCGTCGGCCTCCGGCTTCTCCAGGAAGGCCACCTCGGGCAGCTTGTCGAAGTCTCCCTCGAAGTTGATCACCCGGTTCCGGCGGAGCTCGTGCAGCTCGCCTTCGTCCAGTTTGGCACCGAGCACCTTCAAATAGCTGTCGCCGAAATAGTCGACGTCGTTCGCCTTCTCGCTCAGTGCCTTGTTGTATTCGTCAATCATGGCCAGCGCGGACTCGAAAATGCTCATCTGCTCCTCATTCTCGACGAACTCAACCGCAGGCACCTCCCGGAAGCCGTGGATGCGTTCCTCCTCGATGCGGTAGCCGGTCGCCGACTCCGTGAAATAATACACGCTGCGGGAGTCCGAGAAGCTGCCGACCTCCTTGTCGTCGGCGTTCTTGTAATAGCGCACGAAGTAGAGCGGCCTCTTCAGGATGGAGTCGTCGTAGACCATGAAGGACTGCATCGGGCTGACCGGCACGCTCCGGATCTCGGTGTCCTCGTCCAGATAGAGCATATAGTAAGACCGCCCGAAAATACTGGTGTTCTTAGCCACTTCGGACAGGTCATCCTCGAGCCCGTTCTGTGTGTTGAAGTCCCGCAGCCAGTTCTTCACGGCCTCCTCACTGGATGTGATGCTCACCGGGATGCCCATGAAGAAGCCGGTCATCGTGTCGACGATGTACTTGGAAAAATTGACGGACAGCCGGTTGTCCGGCTTCCAGTCCGCCTTCTTCGGCGCCTCGTATATCGGGTACTTGTTCTCGTATGCGTCCTGGAGCTCCTTCAGGTGGACGAGCTCGTCCTTGTGCTTCTTTATGCAGTCCCGCAGGACGTCTGCGGTCATGATTGTTCCGGTAGGTACGATGATAGGCATCTTATATTCCTCCCTTGTATCCGTGGTAGCGGACGCCTCCGGCCGCCATCTTCTCCGTGGCGTAGCGCAGCGCGTCCAATAAGTGGTTAAATTCGTCTATAGGCACGTTCAGCCGGTTGCCGGTCTTGTCCGTGGCCCAGGTGTAGTTCGATAATTCAGTCTCAAAATTAACGCAGCGCGGGTGGACGATCATCCGGAACCCCTGCAGGAACTGGATGCCGTGCCGGATGCTGTCCGGGCCCTTGACCGCAGGCCGCACCCGCAGGCCCAGGCTCCGCAGCTCCGCGATGCTCTTGGGCTCTGCCGAGTCTGCCGTGATGGTCTCCTTGCGGTAGCCGGCTGCTGTTATCTCCGTCACGATGTCCGGGTTGGTCAGCCCGGTCTTGTATATCTCGTCCCAAATATAGAGCGTTTTGTCAGCCTGGGACAGGAAACCGATGACGAAGGCGCTCGGGTCGTTGGTGTAGCCGAAGTCGAGGCCGCAGACGGTCTGCAGGTCTTTGTGCTCCTCCCGGATGCCGGCGAGCGTGTACTCCTTCTCCTCCCAATTCTCATAGATGACGCCCTCGACTATGCCCCACTCTCCGAGGCCGGCGACCTTGTACCGCCTCGGGTTACGCTCCTTCATGCTCTCGAAGAGCGCGAGGTCGGCCGCGTCGAGCCATTCGTTGCAGAGGTAGTTCGTCGTCATGGCGAGGGTGTCCGCGTCCGGAGCATCAAAAAAGCGGCGCTTTAACCAATGCCTCTCGTTCCAGGGATTAAAGGTTAAGGTTATCTGCTTGAATAGGCCGTCCGGCGTCTCGCCTCGGATGGACTCGTCCAGGGTGTCGAAGTCGGACTCCTTCATGACCTCGTATGCCTCCTCGAGCCACATCCAGCAGAGGGCGCCCACGGGCACCGAGATGGATGCTATCTTCAGAGGGTCATCGAGTCCCCGGAAGAAAATCTTCTGCCCGGTCGGGCGGTATGTGGCCTCGAGCGGGCTCTCCTTAAAATCCCACCAGGCGGCGCACTTCAGGCGATTAACTGCCCACTTCAGATCGGTGTAGCATGAGTCCTTCAGCGTCCGGAAGACCTTCCGCACGACGAGTGTGTTGGCCTCGGGGTATCGCATCATGGAGGCGATGATCCAGAGCGCGGTGGTTTTGCTCTTCTTGCTCGCCCTGGAGCCCTTGACCACACGGTATCGGCCCTTATAGCGCCAGAATTGGCCGTAGCCCTTGCCGATGAGCTCGGGCAGGTGCACCCGCTCCGGCTCCTTAGTCCTCGATGTCTTCATAGCCGTCCACCACGACCGGCGTCACGTCCATCTCGACCTTCTGGGTAAACATGGCGTAGCGCTTGCCCAGCAGCTCCGCCGCCTTCAGCCGGTCAGCCTCCGCCGGGGCCTTGTCGACGATGGTCGCCTCGCTCATGCCGTCGCCTGTGCCCACTACAGCCAGATAGGCGCTCTTGGTCTCGCCTCTGACGACGGAGGTTAAATACTCCAGGACTTCCTCCGCGGACGCGATGGTGGCCTTCTTCTGGGCTGCCATGAGCTCCTGCAGGTATTTCTGTACGTCAACATTTGACAACAGTCGCGTGCCTTCTCGGTTTGCTGTGTTTTTTGCGTATCCTGCACGGATGGCGGCCTGCGTGCCGTTGCAGTCCACCAGATATTCCTCGCAGAATCGTCTCTGTTTGTCGGTCATTCAGGTCACCTCCTTTCGGAATAAAAAACCGCGCGGCTCCGAAGAGCACACGCGGTTGGGGAAGGCTGTGATAAGGAGCCCGGGGCCACCACGGCGAGGAACTATCAAGAAGCCGTAGGGCCACCGGGGAACACATGTGCGAGAATCGTCATCTTCACGCTCTCTCGCAATGCTATCATATCACATCCGGATCATTCTCGTCAAGCTTCCAGCGTTTCTTCCGTGCCTCCTCCATGAAGTGCCGCTCGACGGTCTGCAGTCCTGCCTTCCAGAGCCGGTAGTAGTGCGCGAGTGAGACCCGGAGCAGCTTGGCGTTCTTCTTCGCGTCCACGTCAACTATGTAGCGATTGACGAAGAGCTCCCGCTGCTTCCCCCGGAATAGGAGGGTGATGAGCTTAACGATTTCACCCCGCACCCGCTTCGCGTTCACCCACTGAGCGGTGTACTCGTCCTCCAGCTCGGCCAGCCTGGCCACGTAGCCCGAGAGATCTCTCTTCTCCGTCCCGTGGGGCATTCCATCGAGCTCCTTCCCGGGCATCATTGCTGCGGCGTGCAGCTCCTTGATTTCCTCCTGCAGGGCGATGGCCTGCTCCTTCATTTCGAGATAACTGTTCAGGAACTCCTCACCGGCTCCCATGACTCCTCCTCCATTTCTGCCGTTCGTTCTCCCTCCGGACGACCTGGTGGGCGAAGTACTCGTCGACCACCCGCCTCCTGTTCTGGGCCTTGTTAAACGCTGCCGCCTCGACTTTGTAGGCCTTGTACGCCTCGCACGCTGCATGGCATCCGACCTCGCGCTTCTCGCAGTTCTGGCACGGTGCGTCTACCCACCCGGTGCTCATGTCGTGCCCTCCAGGTCGAAGATGCTCATCTGTACGGCCTGCACTTCCTCCAGCGGCGCCGGGAGGTGTGTCCGCCTTACCTTCGCGAACTGACAGGCCATCCAGTCCGTGTGCCAGCCGACCGGCAGCTCCGGATGCACCGCGCAGGTCTTCTCCTTCGGGTAGTCCGGATGCGGGATGCAATTCTCGCACTGGGTGCAGGTGAACCGGCGGTCGCAGCCGCCGGATCTCTGATACATCTCACTGATTGTCCTCATGCTCACACCTCCACCAGCAGCCCGTCCCAGGGCGGGCTGTTCAGCTCCTCCGCCATGATGGGGCAGTCCGTGAACTCGTCCCAATACGCTCCGACCAGCAGAATCGTGCCTACGAATAGATTGCCCAGAATTTTACAGTTAGGCTTCTTCATCTTCAGCCAGCCCTCCTCGTCGCAAAGGATGACGAGATCCTCGGCGATGGTGAAGCTCTCGATATAACCACCGACGGCTGCCTGAAGCGGCTTCAGGGCGTTCGGGATGTCTTTATCCACCGGGGGCCTCCCCGGCTCCTTAACGATTACTCGCATATCTCTCCTCCGTATGGTTCCGGCATTTCCATCCATGCGATGATCCTGCCGTTGATTTTGGTCGACATTATCTTCCCCTTCGTGCTCCATACCTGCGCGACGTGTCGCTGCCCGGAAGGAGTAACATAAGTCACGAGGATTCTCCGGTTTTTGTCCCACAGCTTTTTATGGTTAAGGATGTAGCCGTGGGCTACCGGGCAAGGGTTCCACCCGCTCTGGCTCATCGGTTCTCCCCCTCCTTCCATCCTTCCCTCGCCGTCGTCTTCTCCCAATTCCCAGCCCAAGGGAGCCGCCCTGTCGGCGACCACGCACGAGAGGCGCCCCCTCTGGAACGGGCAGCCCTCACAGTTGTCATAAATATGCGCCTTGCAGGCGGCCTGCACCTCTGACAGTGTCACGCGTTCTATGTTCATCTCTTCTCCCTCCACATCTGGTGATTGATGCCGTTGCCGGCGTATATATGCCCCTGCCACGGCGCAAAGGCCGGCCACTCTGCACTCGGCTCGTTGGTGAGGTCTTTCTGCGGCCCGGAGACCGTGGCGTGCTCTCCGACGATGGCCCGGAAGAAGTCCGAGGGCACCGGGCGTCCGGTGTCATAGTCCCACTTCTTACGCTCGACGATGACCACGTCACCGACGGCGAGGTCGGAGGTCTTCACCGGCTCGTAGTTCTCGCCCGGGCCTTCGTACATGCCCGGCCTCATGCCTTGTCCTCCGGCCGGTTCATGAACGCGGCCAGGCTGTCCGGCACGGGCTTCTCGGGCTTGTCCTCGAAGTCCTCGTCGTACAGACGCCAGATGCCCTTGACGTTCCAGACCCCGGCGACTTCCGCCAGCTCTTTCTTCAGCTTCTCGGCGGCCTCAGTCTTGTTGGTGCAGTAGTCAACCCTGAGCGCGGCGGTCTCCGTCCCGCCCTTCTCGCATAGGAGACCTACGTATGAGTAGCAACGCTCTGTTTTGTAATTGCCGTTAGGCTTCTGAATCGTCTGGAACTGCTCGCATGAGTCCGGATGCGGTTTTCTGATGTTCATGTGTTCTCCTTTCTGACTCCTGCCCCCGCCGCCGCCCCGGCGGAATAAAACAGGAGTAATTCATTATAATGGGGATATAGAGGTTTATGGGGACAAGGGGGCGGCCTTACACATCAATCGGGTGCGTTGAGCCGGTCGCAGAGCGCCCGGGCCTCCTTCGCGCTCATGTAGTTCTCCGGGCCTCCAAAGTACTCGACGTCGCCGGGGTGCTTCCGTGCTGCATCGCGGAACCGGCCGACCCGGGGCTTGAGGCCGTGGGTCTTGGAGGAGTAGTCGAAGAAGACCATCCACTGAGTGTAGTGCTGAGCCATCACTCCACCTCCTTCTGCAGCCAGGCGTGGAATCCGTTCCGCCGCCGCTCGCACTGGTCATGCGCCGGGCAGAAAGCGCAGGCGCTGACGAAATAGTGCTCCTTCTTATCGAGCAGGTCGGAGGCTTCGTTCATGAGGTCGCAGAGCACCCCTGCGATGTCGTTCTCGTCTCCGGCCTTCATCATTTCCAGATATGTCATGTGTTCTCTCCTTCCTTCCAGGCTCAGGCGAGATCCAGAGCCCGGTCTATTTCATCAAAGTTATAATCGTGCTGCGCGAAGTTCCCGAAGGCGTTCTTCTTCGGCTTCGCTCCCGCCTCGGCCTTCGCCTCGGCGTTCTTCTGCCGCTCAAGCGCCCGCTCCCTGGCGATCTGCAGCCAGTTGACGATGGTGGCCTCAATGCGTGCAGCCGTGCGGCGCTTGGCGGGGTTCGTCCTCATCGTTTCGGCCATGATGACCAGCTCGGGCAGCACCTCGATGTCCGGGAAGGCCTTCTGCAGCTCCTCGATGCGCTCACCTGTGACGGGGTACATCTCACCGGTTGAGAGCTGAAGATAGAGGGTGGGGATGGATGAGGACGGCGTGGGGGATGGGTGATCTTCTATACCTACCTCCTCCTCTATATACTTACCTAATCTATCCTGATCTAACCTAACCTGATCTGGGTTGCCGTTTGGTTGCCATTTGGTTGCCATTTGGTTGCCGTTTGGTTGCCAGCTGGTTGCCGGGAGCTTTTCGGCCTCGATGTAGGCCTTCTTTTCGTCCAGCGCGAGGGTGGCCATTTCCTCCCGGTAGGTCGTCTGGGTGTAGCGGTCTGCCCGAATGGTGTTATGCATCCGCCAGTGCTTAATCACCACGACGCCGGACGGGAACCCGAGCAGATACCGCTTGGCTATGAGCACCCGGAGGTCGTCTTCCGTCGCTCCACACTGCCGCATGATGGCTTTCGGCGATGCCACGAAGCCGTCGTCGTCGGCTGCCATGTTCAGAATGAAGTAAAGGCACTTCGCGCCTGCCGGCATATCTAAGAAGGCGTCGGTCAGGATGACGCCCTTGTCGAACATCCTTCTAACGGCCATGTTCATCCCCTCACTTTCTCAATGTAGATTTCCGTTCGCGGGTTGTCCTTGTCGTACCGTACGCGGCTGCCGTCGTGGCTCGCCACTATGCTGCAGTTATCGTCCGCCAGGATGCCGGCGTGGACGAGTACGTCGCAGGTGGCCTCCAAGAGGTTTACCAAATCAACCTTCCTCCGGGTCGGCATATAGTAGACGGCCTTCAGATTGACCGGGTAGTCAATCATGGGGCGCCCGTACCGCCGGAGTTGCACCGTGGCGAAGAGCTGGTAGTCCTTGAAGGCTTTCGATGGTGCCACGAAGGGCGTGCCGTCTTTCTTCCGGTGGATCTGCTGCGAGTTCTTCTTCGTCTTCGGCGGTAAGTCGATGACGATGCGTAGATCAGTACTCACTGCCGAAGGCCCTCCCGCGGTACTCCCGCAGCCCCCGCAGCTTCCGCCTGAAGTTCAGCAGGTAACTGTTGTTGTAGGCAATGTAGGCGTCCAGCTCCTCCACGGTCTCCGGGATGTAGTACCCGGACTTGTGGTCTCTGGCCACGGCAATCATGCCGGACTCATTCAGGAGCTCCACCGCCTGCCGGACGGTTCTCGGGCCGTACCCGGATGCCCGCGCCAGAGCGTCGAGCGGGATGGCGTTCTTCCGGCCGGTGGGCACGTAGGCCAGCACCTCGGCCATGACCGTCTGCTTCATCTTGGCGTCAGGTCTCACGATTATCTTGGTCATGTTCTCCTCCTATCGTATCGACAGAGACTCGCTCTGCTCGAGATGCGCGTAGCGGGGCAGCTCCTCGCCCGCGAGCTTCTTTGTCATGATGTCCGCCAGCAGTTTCCGCTTGTCCAACTTGGCCGGCTGGGGGATGTAATAGTCCTCCGGCACGCCGAAGGGATCATCGATGACAACGGCAGGCCGGTTCCGATGAATGCCGACGGTGTAGTGTTCCGTCTTCAGTACCTTCTGTCCCATCGTCTGCATGGTCTTCTGGAGGTTTGCCTTCAGCGCGTCCAGGTGGCTCTCGATGCCCTTGCGGCGCTTCGCCAGGCGTTCCTCCTCGGCCATAAGCCGGGCCATGTCGCTCTTGAGCTGCTCGGCGATGATGCAGTAGCCCTCGGCCTTCTCTTCGATGTCTCCGGTCAGCGCCTCGAGGGTGTCCGCGACCACCTCCTGGTCGACGTCTCCGTCCTCCAGCATGAGGAGGAGCTGTTTATAATCTTCTCGTAATTCGTACAGAGTCATTCATGTGTCCTGCCCTCTTCGTCTTCCAGACGCCCGCCGGGGGAGCGTCCTGCCGTGCGGGGTCGCTCGGCTGCACTTGTAATCGCATAATCTGACAAAGGGGGTTTGCTCCTTTCATTTTATTTTTCCGTAATGCGCCGCGCGGGCGCTTATATGCTCCCCGGCGTAATAACCCGTTGCCGGGGTTATTTCCGCTCGAGTACTGCGAGGACGTTCAAGGCCTGCCCTTCCGTGAGCTGAGTCAGATTCTCGACGCCTGCCCACCGGCAGACATACTCAGCGTCGTAGGTGTCAATGCGCCCCGTCAGGGCCTTCTCCAGGCGGACGAGGGTTTCCTGCTTCACCGGTTCGACCGTGGCCTTCTGGGCCGCTCTGCGGGCCGGTGTGGTGCGTGCCTGGGCCTGCTGCCGCGGCTCGACCTCCGGGCTGTCTTCTTCGCTGTCGCGCATCTCCTCCGTCGGGATGCAGAAGGTCTGGAAGGCTGCATACTTAAAGGCGGCGCTCATGGCCTTGTTAATGCTTTTGTCTCCGGAGTCCATGCCCTCGCCGGCGGTGATGCAGGTCACGCTGCTGCCGTCCTCGGCGTAGAAGGTGTACTCGACGGTCACGGTGGAATAGATCAGCGTGCCGCCCTTCTTGCTCTGGCGCTCCTCTCTCTGGATGTCGAGCACCTTCGGAACCATGAAGATGCCGTTCTTCGTCATGGCCGGGTAGAGGGCATTCATCACGGCGTCAATGCCGCGGAACCTGTAGCCCTGCTCTTTGTTGTATCTGTCCTTGGTTACGGCGGAGCAGTCGCGCATGGTGGCTGCTATAGCCTGGTATATGGTCTTCTGTTCGCTCATGTGTTCTCTCTCCTTATCTCGTTTAATGCTTCTTGTGCTTCTTGTATGGCCCTCTCTTCGATGAGTCGGCCGCCGGTCGGAAGTGCTTCGGCTTGTTGTCAGAGGCCAGCCACTGGCGCCCGCGCCAGCTTCCGGACAGCCACCATCGGGCGGAGCCGTCGAAGTCCTCGTTGTTAAGGACGTCCTCCATAGCCCGGATGCTGATGCCGGCGATTATGTCCACGACCGCCTGCATATCGAGCCGGAGCTTCTTCCACTCGCTGTATCGTGTCCCCGGCAGGGGGGCGTCCTCTCGCAGCACCGGCGCGCCGGTGCTGCGCGGCCGGCCTTGCACCTTCTGCTCCGGCCAGAGCCAGACATCCCGGGACTCCGTGCTGCCGTCCTTCAGCTCATATATCACGGTATAGCAGCCGGGCTCGGCGGGGATACTGTATGGAATCATCACGGCTCCACCTCCTCCGGAAATGGGTTCTCGAACTCTGCCCAGGCGATGACGTCGTCAATCTGTCGGCGGCGATAGCCTGGCATACAATTCCACCCGTTAAACCAGGTCAGGGGCTGGGCGGAGCCCGAAGCGGTGATGCACATATAAGTGTGCGTTCTGTTGTATTCGTACCAGTCGGCGAAGCTTATGTCTTCCGGCAGCATCTCGGGAAGCTTGTCCCTGCAGAGGTGCCAGACGAGAAGCTGGATGCGTCCGTCGGACTTCACGGTCATGTCGGGTTCGACCTGCTCAATGGTTATCATGTAGTGCACCTCCAATCTTCAGAGCGACCGGAACCGCCACCCAAATCATGCCGGCGACGATGCGGCCGAGGTTAAGAGCTCCGACGCTTCCTGTCTCCAGGAGCGACGCGGTGCCGATGAGTGCGAAGAGCACAGATGCGGCATATACGCCCTTGACGGCGGTCTTCAGTCCGGCGCCGATAGTGGCGAGCGTTCTCCGCCTGGAGAGCATCCGGCGCACCCGGCGGCTCGGTGTGTGTGTGGTCTTGCGGGGCTGGACGATGTAGGCCCGGAAGTATCCGGCGTCCACGTCCCTGGCGTGAAGTGTGGTCTGTGTCATGTGTTCTTTTCCTCCTTTTCTTCCGACTGTCTCAGCCGGTTAGCGACGGTGGTCGGGCTCACGCCCAGCTCGTCTGCAATTTTTTCGAAGCTCCAGCCTGCGGCGCGAAGCGCCCGGGCCTTCCCGACGTCGATGTCCTTATAGGGCTTCGGGATAACGAGCCGCTGCGGCGGCTTCCTCTCCGGTTCCTCCGGAGCTGCTGGCGCGTGCGTGTCTGGCAGAATCTGGACTGACCGGTATCCAATGACGGTTATCTGCCCGTCAGAGACCACCAGGTCAGCGCCGGGGTCTGCATCGATGACGATCTTCATGTGTTCTCCTCCTTAAAACTTGATGCACTCGCGCAGTGCATCTGCAGGAACTCCGGCCCGGTTAATGGCTCGAAGTTCTCTGAGCTGGAAGGTCTCCGGATTCCGAAGCCTTCCTCTGACCGTCTCGGGGTCTCTCTTCCCGATGATTTCGCCGAGACGCTTGGCGTCAATGCCATACGTCTGGAGAAGCCCGGGAATGAGGTCAAAAGGCTTTCTTTTCATCTGTTGGTTTCCTCCTTGTTCATCTATTGGGTGAATCAATTCCCAAAAAACAGCGCCTGTAGAACAGGCGGGATTCATCCGTTGGCTTAATCATAACTCAGCCATCAGCATAAGTCAAGGAATTTTTTCCACTTTTTCAAGGTTTTTTTCGGTTATATGCGGGAAAAATTCAGCTTTTGGTATTGATCGATTCCGCTGTCTGTGGTACGGTGAATCTCACAGGAGGTGGAACATGGACGAGATAAATGCAGGTACTATCGGAGGAAACATAGCCCAGATGCTTTCAGAGACCGGGCACACGCAGAAGGAGCTGGCCGACTACTGCGGGGTAAGCATTGCCTCGGTGTCCGCCTGGACGCTGGGCCAGAAGTCGCCACGCCCGGAGAAGCTGTCGAAAATATGCGAGTTCTTCGGCTGCACCCTTCAGGAGTTAATGCTGCCGTCCCAGGACAAGGCGCAGAGTCACTACCTGAACGAGTACGCGGAGGATCTGGCGCAGCTTCTCTACGAACATCCGGACTACAAGGTACTATTTGACGCAGTCAGAACAGTGAAGAAGGAAGACCTGGAGTTCGTGAAGGACTTCATCGACCGCCTGCGCGGTCGGAGCTAAGAAGGGATTGAGAACAATGACGATCACCAGACTGGTGAAGCTGCCGCCCACCGTGAAGGCATTCACGCTTAAAGACGAGGACGGCAATTACAACATTTATATTAACCGGAATATCGCGCGAGGCTGCGCTCTGAGGGCTTACAGCCATGAAATTGAACATATTCTCGCCGGAGACCTTGACGGGCCTCCTGTGGCCTCTGTGGGCGTCCTGGAAGGGGTGAGGCATCATGAAAACACCTAAGGCGAAGAAGCTGCCGTCCGGGAAGTGGCACGTGCGCCTGCAGGTAGCCGGGAAGATGGTCTACATCACGGAGGCGACGAAGAAGGCCGCCGAGGCGAAGGCGGCGTTGATGAAGGTAGAGGCGAAGAACGGTGTGGCCCTGCCGCCCGAGCGGGTCGCCCTGGGCGATGCCATCGACCGCTACATAGAAGACCGGCAGAACACCTTGAGCCCGGAGACCATGAGGGGCTACCGGGTCATTCGGAGGAACCGGTTCAAGTCCGTGATCAACCGGCCAATCGGCGAGATCCGGAACTGGCAGCGACTCGTAGACCAGGAGGCCGGCACCGTCTCGGCGAAGACAGTCCGGAACGCGTGGGGCCTCGTCCGCAGCGTTTTGGCCGAGAACGGCGTCAGGGCGCCCGAGGTGACGCTTCCGCAGGTCATCCTGGAGGAGCGTCCCTTCCTGCAGCCGGACTCGCTCCTGCCCTTTGTGGATGCCGTCAGGGGGAATCGGTTCGAGCTCGCCTTCCTGTGCGGTCTGCACTCGCTCCGGCGGTCAGAGATCCTGGCCCTCACCCGGGACAGCTTCGTCCAGACGCCGGACGGGTGGGAGATTCGAGTCCGCGGCGCCGTGGTCTACGACGGCAAAAAGCTGGTCTATAAGAAAACAAACAAGAACTCAGCCTCCCGGAGGAATGTCCCGGTGTTTATTGACCGGCTGCCAGAGCTGATAAACGACTATGACTTCGGCAAGCTGACTGTCTACCTTCCGGAGGTGATGACCAAGGAGCTGCACAAGGTCTGTAAAGAGCACGGATTCCCGGAAATAGGGATGCACGGGCTCCGGCACTCCTTCGCCTCCCTCTGCTACTTCCTGGGCATCCCGGAGGCCGAGTGCATGAAGTGGGGCGGATGGTCTGACCCGGAGGTCATGCGGAAGATCTACACCCACATTGCCGAGATGATGCACCAGGACTGCCGCGGCAAGCTCCGCGCCTTCTTCCGGGGCTGGCAGGTGTACACGACAGCACACCCGGAGGTGCTGCAGGCACCGTCAGAGGCCGCAGCCGGCATGGCCGGATAGACGGGGCACGCATATCAATTTTCATATCAATTTTACGCGCGGAAATAACACTTGTTTTGCGGAAATATTCGGCTTTCAATCGGTTTTTCCCGCATCGAAAACAAAGGAAATAAAGGCATAAACAACAGAAACCCCTGTAAAACAGGGGTTTCTCATTTTCTGGACCTGGGGGGATTCGAACCCCCGCGGATTTAATATAGAAATATCTATATAATAGGGGCTTTTGAAAAGTTCATATCAATTTTCATATCAATTTTTCGGCGATGCGAGCGCCAGCTTCACGAGGTCGATGATGTATTCGCTCATCGTCTTTCCCTCGGCCTCAGCGGCCTTCTGAGTCTTCTCCTTCAGCTCCGGACTGATCCGGATATGGATGTATTCGCTCTTCATGGTCAGACCTCCTTGCCGTCCTGCCAGAAGACGTCGCCGTCGAAGTGGTCTTCTGCATCCTCGTCCGGGTTGACGCTCTCCATGACGAAGACGGTCTCCTTCTTCTTCTCGCTGTCGGTGAGATGGGCCCAGAGCATGACGGCCTCGTCGATGGCTGCCTCTCTGCTCTCGGACTCCTTGTCGTACTGGTCGCCGGTGTAATCCCTGGCGGTCTTAATAGTGATATACTTCATGTGTTTTCCTCCCTCCGGCGGTTCCGGCCGCCGGGCCGTGTTTCTGTTAAAATAACCGGATAGTTCCTCTCTTCCAGCCTGCCCGGAAGGCATCCGGGGTGATCCTGTCTTCTCTTGACCAGCCGTGGCCCGCAGACCGGTAAACCCATGCGGTCAGTTTGTCCTGTCCGCTCTGCTTAATCCCGCGTATAATGAACCCGTCTTCTACGTAAACATCGTGCCCGCAAATGGTATGCCAACCGTCTTTAATCTTTCTTGCCATCATGTGTTCCTCCTGTGTTTCTTGATGGTTTAATCCTATCATATGTGATGACATTTGTCAACACGTTTTTTATTTTTTTTCAAAGAAAAAAAGGGCACCCCGAAGGATGCCCGAAAAAGGAAGGATTGAAAAGAAGATTATACGGGTAAGTAAGCCGCCCAGCATTTCGGCCCGAAGTCGCCGTCGACCTTCTGGTGCATGGCTGCCTGGGCCATCCGGATGGCAGCGTCGGTTCCGTCGCCGCAGGATGCGTCCAGGGCGCCGCGGTAGTATCCGTCCTCCTGCAGGAGTCTCTGCAGGAAGAGCACCGAGTCGCCGGTGCATCCCTTCTGGACTCTCCGGACGACAAAGGTCTTGCCGTGGTGTACGAGGCCCGTGGCAGCCGTGAAGCTGTCCGTTCCGGCCCATCCGTCCTGCTCTAAGTTCCGGAGCGCCTGCAGCCTCTTCGTGGCGTCTGTCAGGCGATCGTCGCAGTAGCCGGATGCCGCACCGGAGTAGAGGCGCATCGAGTGCATCAGCTTCTGCCAGATCACGACATGGCGCCCGGTCATGCCGGGGCCGACAGCCTCCCAGACGAAGGCGAAGTCGGTCTGCGCCGGTGGCGTCTGGCCATCGAGGTGCACATAGCGCGTCTGAATCCAGCAGATGCCGGCGGTGGCAATGCTGATCCGGGTGTAGTCTCCGGAGGTCTGGCCGTCCACGTCGAACCGGTTGCCCTGGTTGGCAGAGCCTACGACCATGCCGCCGGGCGTCCGGTAGAGCTGCACGCCGTTCTCGGTGCAGGCGCCGCTGTTCAGCCGGATGAAGGGCTCCGGGGCCGGTTCCGGCTTCCACCTCTTTCCGCCCAGGTAGAGGATTTTAACCCATCCTGCGAAGTCGCGCCACGGATGCCACCCGTCCTGCCGGTGCGCCGGGTCGTGCACGAGAAATTCCTCCTCGCCGGTCTCCGGATTGATGCGCCAGCCCACGATGGCGATGAAATGCCCCCCGCCTGTCCACATGGAAGGGCCGCCCATGCACGCGGCACCGCACTGGCCTTCCCGGATGCCGGCCTTGAAGGTCTCGAAGACCGCGGATGCGGTCACGCCCAGAAGGCTTTGAAAATTGAGCTGTACAGACGCGAAGCCCCGGCTCTGGAGGTAGGCAGGGATGCCGCCCCAGTAGGTACCGGCGTGAGAGCTCGCGAAGCCGTGCGCCGTCATCCAGTCCGCCACGGCCGGGGGCCGGTCGCAGGTGATGTCCGCGTCGGTCGTCGGGCCGCAGCCTGTCCGGGCGAGGTCTTCGTCGCAGTACGGATGCCCGCCCCAGCGCGGGTCGTCCTGGCGGTAATTCTCGAAGCGATACTCGTCACTCATCACTTCGCCTCCTTCTCTTCCTCATCCGGCTCTGCCGGTCTGAAAAGGTGCTGCGCCCAGTTCCACACGGCGGAGATGCCCGCCGCGGCAGCAGGGGCGATGACCGTCTTCACGCTCAGCTCGCCGGCGCCGTTAAGGTAGGCGATGAGAGCCGGCACAAAGATGACAAGGAAGGTCTCGACGAAGGTCTTCGCCGCCCGCTCGATGATGTCTTTTACTTTTTTCTTCATTTCCCTGCTCCCTTCTGCTCAAGAGTGACGATCCGGATCTCGTGGTCTTGAATCGTCCGGTCTTGGTTTTCGTTGTGTTTCCAGAGCCGACGGTGGGATTCCGTGTTGTTCGACTCCAGGCTGGTCAGCTTCTCGGCCAGCGTCTGCATGGTCACGGTTAACTCCGTCATGGCCTTTGTGTTGCGGTTGCTGGCCTTAATCATCGGCACGCAGATCGCTGTGAACAGGCCGACCAGTACGACGATGACGCCGACCACACCCCATTCTGTCATAGATGTCCTTCTTTCTCCGTGCAGCAAAGAAAAGGCCCGGCCGTGCATCCGGGCCTGTGGTTTAAATGTGTCATGTGTCGCGATGCCCCGACAGGTCGCCGGGGCCGCGGAAAGTTGCGATTATCAACTATAACCGAAATCATTCGATCGGCTCTTCGGTCGGCTCTTCCACCACCAGAGCTGAGGCCACGGTGTCGTGATGGATGTACTCCTTGTAGCCTTCCACCGCATCCAGATTCTCGTCCGCAATCATTATCATTGCCGTGCTGACATCCGGCGCGTTCCACAGGACGGTGCAACGGCTGTGGAATGTTACCTTTGCAGATGCAAGGTCGGTAAATCCCTCGGCAAACACGGAATACGCGCCGTTAACAACATTGATTATTGCGTATGTCATGATTTAATCTCCTTTCATCGTAAGGATTTAATTACTTCGTTTAAAGTGGTTTCTCTGCAATTTGTATTCGGGGTCATGGTTGCCCCCTGTGCAATCGCAGAGGTGACGATATAGAGGACATCCTCCACGTATACCAGATCATTGACCACGTATGCCTGCTTGGCGGTGTAGTCGGTCTGATAGTAGGCAATGCTCTCCTTAATCGCCTGTGCCTGCTCGGCGGTCGCAAGGGTCGGGTCGGCACGGTAGGTAATGCTGATATCACCTGTGTCTGCCCAGATGTTGTTGAGGCCGTGAAGGGTCGATGCGACTTCTTCGGCGGTAAGGTCGTACGTGGTCGGTGTCTGTAGTTTGTATGCTATATATACATCGTTATTGGCAAGCCATTCAGTCATTTCAGATGCAGAATTTACCCCATCTGGATATACACCATATAAACGGTTTATCGCTGTCGTTGAACCCTCCGAAAATGAAAAAGTACCACGATCGGTTTTTGCATTTAAAACATTCGAAACTGATTTCATCATATTGCACATTCTGTATGAAGGTTCAAATGCTGTTCCGTTACCGTAAATGTGTACTGCTCCGCCCGATTGCCATCCTGTTATATAAAATAACAGTTCAAAACCAGTTCCAGGATACTGCGTCACCGTCCCTTGCAACCGCTGATAAGCCCAGTCACTCGTCAGCGTCCCAGTACCGTCCTCGTTCACCGTCCGTTCGCCACCGTACACCGTGCCTGCTTCGGATGGGAATTCGATTTCATAAACTGTCGGCTCGGTTGGAACAGCTGAAATTACAGGCATAAAAGCTACATCTGCTGATTGATTCGCTCCATTTACACGAAATGCAATCGCATAAGAGTGTCCAGTCACAAACTCATTTATTTCACCGCTAAGTGTTCGCCTGAAATCTCCCACTCTTTGTGCAGTATCATTGTCGTATATAAACCAGTATAAATATCCCGATAAAGTCGGAAATCCACTAAAGTAATAAGACGTTTGATTTGCCGTAAAGCTTATGAAGCCCCTTGAAGTAACCGCTGTGCTTTTGCCGTATATGCGCATATATCCGTTCTCATATTTGTGGAAATGCACTCCAGTAACCGTAATATCAAGAACTTCTCCACCAATAATGACAACTTTATCGTCACCGCGGTAGAGGTTTTCGCCTGTCCATCCACTTATCGGGCGGTTGTTTGTCTGTGACGGATCACCACTCCCGGCCTGCACAGGAACAATCTGCACGGTCATTTCCTTTATCGGCACATCATCCGCACCATCCTCAATGGTCACGATTGACCCCGATGCGGTCTTGGAAATCATTGCGGCATCGTAAAGGTCGGAGAGGGATTTTCCAGAATCGGCGATGTTAAGATTATTGTCAATAATCACTACATTGCCCGGCGTTCCGCCTTCTATCTCATTTGCGCCGATGTTCTCCCGAGCCTGGGCCTTTTCCTCCTCCGTCAGGGTCTGCGGAATCGTCCGGATGACGGAGCCGAGTGCCGGGTCGTCGGACGGCTCCACACCCGGAGACGCGCCGGGAACGACCTGCAGAGGCGGCGCCCAGATGGTCGGGAGCTGCTGCGTGCTGTTCGTCCCGTAGACGCCTATGAAGAGCTTGCCCGGGTCGAGGAGCACAGCCGGGACGAGTGCCTGCCCGTTCGCGTCCAGCGGGAACTCCACCGGGACGTCCCGGTAGTCCGGGTCAATGACCTGCGGATTCCGGAAGACGACGGTCTTCTCGCTCATGTCGGCCCAGTCGGCATCGAAGGTGAAGGCCACCTGATAGACGCCGACGGTGTCCGCCACCAGATACTGCGGCACGCTGGCGGGCTCGATGAGCTGCCCGGCGACAGTGTAAGATAATGTAATCATAAGTCACTCCTCTCTGTGCGGTAGACGCCCCCGAGGGCACCCGTGTGCACGTATATCGACGCCCAGCGCGTCGGGTATATCTTGGAGCCCTCCGTGCCGTAGGCTCCGACGTAGAGCGTCCCCTCCATGAGGCAGGATGCCGGCAGGGTGCAGCTCCCGCCAACGATGTCCACCTCTTCCCGGGTTCCGTATCTATTCTGGAAGACGGCCTTCTTCGCCATCCCGTCCCAGTCGGACGAGAATGAGAAGTCCGCCTCATATACGCCGCCGGTCTCGCTCACGTATATCTCGAGCGGGGAGACGGTTATAGCCTGCGCGGACACTGCCGCGGTGAATGTCTTCATGCTGCCTCCTTATGAGCTGGCGGGCCATGCATTGGACGTGAACCAAACCGGCGCCGCGCTGAACCTCCAGTTGCTATCCGCGGCTGCTGAACAGAGCAGCGTAACGGTGCCGTTCGTGTCGATGATAGCCGCGACCTCCGTCGTTGATGTCAGGGACGAGTTATCCGTACGGAAGAGCTTTTCGGACGGGAGGTAGGTTCTTACGGTCGGCCTGAAGCCCTCTGGTATGACCACGCCGAGGCTTGTCGAGCCTTGGGCGAATGCTCCCTGAATGAGAAACGCTGCCCGCACCGTGACGCCGTTCCTCTGCAGATATATGAGACGCTGCGGGGAGGTGCTGATATTGACCTCGGTGCTATAGATATACTCGTTGACGATGCGGAAGCCGTTTGAGAGCATCCTCGTTCCGGGAAAGTCGCCCGGGCTGTATTTCCCATTGGCTCCCCATCCGGGGTTCCGGATGTCGATCCAGTTGGCAAGGATGCTTATACGCTCCTTGTCCGTTTCGGCCGTCGGGAAGTAATACAGCCCTATCCAGGGGTAGTTCCTCTGTGCGTCGCCGGTCTGTGTTCGGTTCATCGCCAGTACAAGCGACTGCGTATCCGTAGCGGCCGCCTCGTCGACATCCATCCGGATCTGGGTCTGGTGTCCTGCAGCGCCTGTTGTCGTGCGTAGCCGGAGGGCGTCTTCGAGCAGATCTATTTCATCCGCGGAAAAGGTCGCCAGGACTTCAGTGCCGTCCCGGATCTGCATTCCGTCGGAGGTGAGCAGCAAGTTCTTTCCGGTCGCGCCTTCCGCGGTCTCGGCCACGTGGGCGCCTTCGCTGTCATGCCAGAAGTACTGCTCCTGGGTCTCGATGGCCGTCTTGGCCTGCGCGGCCGTTGTCTGCGCCGCCGCCGCCTTCGTGTCAGCCACTTTCGCCGCCTCTCTCGCATTGTAGGCCGCCAGCGATGCCGACCGGGCCGCCGTCCGTGCAACGACGTCAACCGGCACGGAGCTGGCCGAAGTGTTGGAAATGGTCGCCACGTACTCGGTGAAGTTGTCGAAGGTCGTCTTGTTCTGCTCCGGCTGCGTGACGCTCCACTTCTGCTGCGAGACCCGCGCCGCCAGATAGAGCGGGGGCTGGAACTCCTCGTCCTTAATGATGACCGTGTCGCCCACGTTCAGCGCGTCGTAGCCGTCCACCTCGTAGCTGACGGCCGGCTGACTTATGACCTTAAGCCGCCCGAGCATATAACCGTACAAGGCCTCCGCGGTCTCGTAGTCGGTCGCCTGTCCCGGGCTATATTGGATGTAGCCGCCGTCCTCGGAGATGGAGGAGGGGTACCTGTCCCGCGCCTGTTTGGCATAGAGCACCGGGGAGCCTGCCTCCGTAAAGTAGAGCACCTCGCCGTCGGAATCGGTCACCGTCCGGGCGATACCGGAAATGGTGATGCCGTCCTTGCCGGTGGCGTAGATGGAGGTATAAAGACCTGTTATATCTGACGTCTTCCGGATGCCCTTGACGTTGACGCCGTACTGCATGACGATGTCCTGCCGGGCCTCGCCGATGCCCTGGTGCGTCTCGTCGTGCTGGGCGTATACGTTGACCTCAATGCGCTCCAGCGTGTAGTCCGCCCGAAGGATGGGCAGGAACTCAATCTCAGCCGAGAAGACCGTGGCGAGGGAGTACAGGCGGGCGAGCAGGGTGCTCGTGCCGTCCCAGGTGTGCTTGATGGCCACGCCGTCGACCTCGTTCCGATTGATGGCGAGGTAGTCCTCGTCGCAAAAGATGGCGAGGTACTGCGCGAAGGTCATGGCCTGCGCGGCCTCATAAGCCGGGCTCTGCTCGTTGATAAGGTCGAGGCAGAGCGAGTAGGCCGTGACGTCGATGGTGTGCTCGGACGGCGACGCCTTGACGATGGTATAGTAGCGGTCTTTATTCTGGTAGACAAAGGCGATCTTGTTGCCATCCACCAGGTACTGACTCTCCGGATGCCCGGCGGGTGCGGTGAAGGTGAAGACCCCCGCCGCGCCTTCCAGATAATCCACGAAGGAGTCCTTGAAGTAGTGCAGCCCGGATTCGGTGCTGTTGTCCAGGTGGCCTACGCAGCGGTTATCCGCGCTGAGAATGGCCATACGGATATTATTTACACTCATAGCCATGCCTCCCTCATTATCGCCTTGACGGTGACGCCCTGGTCAGCCCAGAGGCTGTTGGTGACGGTTATCTGATTCATGCCAGGTTGCGCCGGGAAGTACTCGGAGCCGATGATCTCGTCGTCCGCGTCCGGCTGGCCGTTAAGGTACATCCGGCCTTCCGATCCGTTGACTTCCATGAGGTCGCCGGGCTGGTACCGGTTGGGAATATCCACATATCTTTCCACATAATCCTTACGGAATGAGAAGTCCCGGATGCCCATGAAGCTCATCTGCTCGGTGAGGGCGTGCCACTGGCCGAAGCAGACGGTCGCCTTCGTGACCTTTGTCGCGGCCGCGCTCGGCACCTCGAAAGTCGTGGAGAAGGGCCCGTAGGCGATATAAATGGTGCTCCCGCTCTTCCGGATGATGATCCGGCAGTTCTTCCCGCGCCCGGAGGGGCCCTCGTAGAGCGTGTTGGTGGCGAACTGTTTTGTCTGCCCTCCTGCGCCCATGTAGACGGTCGCGTTGGTGCTCGTTCGCACGTTGGTGACAATGTGCACATAGGCGAGCATCGTGCTGCCTGCGGTCACGCTGACGCGCATGACGCCGGTCTTCGACGCCCCGCCCTCGAAGATGCCCACGCAGGAGAGCTCGAAGTTGGCCGCCCCGGTCTCGCTCTGAGAGTCGGGCGGGATTGTCACGGTCTTAAGCGCCACACCCCAGCCGCCGGAGTTGTTGATGAGGCTCTGGGGTGCGAGCCAATCGCCAGGCGCCAGGCTCCAGTCGGTCGTGTGGGTGCAGGTGGCCACCTGCGTGAAGTCAGAGTTGCCGGCAAGGTCGGTGTCGCTTATGGTGAGCTGGGAGTTGTTGAAGAAGTCCGCGCCGTTAAGCGTGAAGAGGACTTCCGACTCCTCCACCATGCCGCCGTCCACCTCGTCCGCGTAGCCGAACTGCAAGCTTTTCGCACCGTCCGAAAATCCGACGAAGCCGTTCTCGGAGTTCATCAGCACCTCATAGGTCACCGGCGCCGGGATGTTGCCGCCGTTGTAAAGCTGCAGCACTTGGCTGCCGCTCTCGTAGAGTTCGCCGTAAACCTCCACCGGATAGAGTGCCCGTTTCCTCGGGTCGGGGCAGGTGAAGATCATCTCGCCCACCACCCGGTCAGAGCCCGGCTCGGGCTGCGTGATGCCCGTAAGCGTGCCGGTGAAGAACTTGTCCGGCTCGTCATTGAAGACAAGCTGTGCGGCCTCCTTGTGCGTGTGGCGCTGTAACTCGTTGAAAGCCTCGCGGAACCGTTCCGGGGACTCCGCCAGGAGCGCGAAGCCCACGGTGATGGTGCGCTCCGGGAACCGGCTGTACAGCGGAGAGGAGCCATAGAGGGCGCCCATCTGCTGCGTGGTCAGGTTCCGCGGCAGCAGCTCCCGCCCGGAGACGTAGAGCGTCCGGAACTCCGGCAGCAGCCGGTCGAGCCAGACGCCGTTGATCTGCAGAGCCTCCGCCGGTAAGGGTTCCGGCGTGAGGTCTGTCGCTATGGTTGTGTCATGGAAGTCGTACATACTCATGATGCCCGCTCTCCTTTCCGCAGGGCCGCGAAGATGGCCTGCTGGTTTTGCTCTTCGGTTATGTAAGGCGTGCCGGCCTTGGCCAGCTCTCGCCCGTCAAGCTGCACGGACGTCTGCACCACGATGGGCCGGGAATCCAGCGCCGCCGCCAGTTCCTGCATTCCGGAACCGCCGGTGTGCCTCCAGGCAGCCGCCGCGCCCTTGTAGGAGCCCGTGACGGAATCCGGGAAATGAATGAACTGGGAGACGTTCGCGATGCGATCCATCTCGGCCTGTACAAGTCGGGCCGTGCTGCCGATACCTTCGGCAAACGGCTCACCGATCCAGGTGCCGAGCTTATACATCAGCTTCGAGGGGCTGTGCATGTCGTTCTCGGCTCTTATGATGCTGTTCGGGATGTTCGCCAGCCTCATGGATGCCTGCTCCACGAGGTACGCGTACTTATCAATGCCGCCCGCCATGCCGGCGTCGATGTCGTGGCCGATGCTCGCCCAGTCTGTGTTCTGGACGCGGGTCCTCAGGCTGTCCTCCGTCCTCGTGACGAGGTTCAGCACTGACGGGTCTATGTCCGCAATGTCGAAGGCCTTCAGGAGCGCCTGGGTGGCCGTGTCGCCGCCCTGGGCGTAGGTGGTGGCCAGGTTGGCGAGCTCCGTGTCGGATGCCGTGGCCAGTGCCCGGACATATCCGGCGCCTTCCGGGCCGAGGTTCGCGAGCTGATCGAGCAGAGCCTGGTCGAGGTTCATGCCCTCGAACCTGCTCCGGAGAGATTCCATGTCCGCGCCCCACTGGGAGATTACCGCCTGATTCTTGTCCAGGTTTGCCTGCATCTGCGCTACGGACATTTCGACATCGTTCGAGAGGGTCGAGAAGAGGTTCTGCGCCTCCTCCTTATAGCCCGTCCAGATGCCGCGCAGTTCCTCCACGGTCTGCTGGTTCTCCTCGGTCAGCATGTCGAGGGTCAGCGTCTGGTTGGCCAGAGCGGCATTGAGGGCCGCCTGCTGATTTGCGTAGGCCGTGAGGACTGCCTCTTCGTATTCGGCCTGCATGGCCCGCTTCTGGTCGTAGAGACTCTGCAGCTCCGCCGTGGCTGCCGCCTCGGTGTTTGTATAGTCGTCTACGGCCTGCTGCGCGTTCTTCGCGGCCTCTGCGGCTGCGTAGTAATACTCTCCGTACATCCCGGAGCCCTGGGCCGCCTGGGTCTCCAGTCGGTAGGCCTCCTGAGCTCTCTCATTCTCCGCGATGGCTGCGGAGAGATGCGTCCGGGCCTCGGTCTGGGCGTCGACGGCATCGGAGATGGCTTCTTCGATTGCCGTCATCTTCTTTTCGTTCTGCGACAGCCGGATCTTCGACCTTATCAGGTCATTGCCCTCGGAGAGCCTGTCGTTCTCCATGTCGTAAGAGGCGTTGAGGTCGGGGTAGATGGCATTAAGCTCGGCGACGATGTCCGCGAGCTCTCGCTTCTCCGCCGCGCTCCGGAAGGTCTGGCTCGTGAGCTTATCGTACCGGGAGACGAGCTCGTCCACCCTGCCGCTCTCCGTGCTGAGGGTCGCGAGGGTGTCCCGGTGCTCCTGCGCGAGCTTCTGATAGCTGTCAGCGGTCGCTGCAGCGGTCTCCGCCATCTCCTTATTGGCCGCGAAGGATTCCGTGCTCCAGATGGCCTCCTGTGCGGCGTGGCGAAGCGCCAGGAACGCACTCACAAGGCCCGCCACGGCCCCGACGAACATCCCGATGGGGTTGGTCTCAAATGCAGCCATGAGCCCGTTGACGGAACTCTTCACTTTATCCATGATGGCCCGCACGCCTTCCATGACCGCCGGAACGATCTTAAATGCCAGGAATCCGGCCAGCACCGTCGAAAGTGCCGCCTTGATGGCCGGGAAGTAAGGCTTGATCGCCTTGTAGGCCTTTGCGCCTGCGTCCACCAGCTTGCCGATGGTCTGGGCGATTTTCTGGAAGGCCTTGCTTACGGCCTCTCTCGCCTTGTCTACCATGCCCGCCATAGTGGGCAGGTTGTTCTTCTCGAGCGCTCTGTCGACTTCTGTGAGGCTGTCAGCGACGCCCCGGACGATTGCATTGCCAAGGTTCTGCATCGCTGTCTGCAGGCCGCCTGTGGCCGTCTTGGCCAGCTCAGCGAAGCCCACGAAGTCATCGGTAGCCTCGTTAAGCTCTACGATACGATCCGCGAAGTCCTCGAAGGTGATGGAGCCGGCCTGCAGTGCTGCATAGAGGTCGTTCTTGGCGCTTGCCCCGGCGTAACCGAAGGACTCGGCCACCTTATCGAGCGCGAGCGGCATGGTCTCCAGGAGCGTCCGCCAGGACTGCATATCCACCCGGCCGGCGGCCATCATTTGATTAAACTGCTGCAGGCCTCGAGAGGCGTCCGCAGCTCCGGAGCCGCTGGCGTAGAAGGCGTTGTTCATCGCGATGGCGATGTCGGTTGCCTTGTCCATGTCCTTGGTCATGAAGGCGATGTTCCGGGCGCTGGCCACCATCTCGTCGATGGTCGTCGGCAGTGCCTCGATGGCGGTCTGCATCTTGTCCACGTTTTCCGCCACGTTCTCCGCCGAGAAGCCCATCTGCTCCATGATCTTCGGGAAGTTCCGCATTGTGTCCATCTGCTGGACTGCGGCCCGCGTGCTGTTGGCTATGGCGGTCATGCCCACCTGAACGGCCCTCTGCACGACGGAGAACACCGCCGAGAATCCGGAGAGTGAATGCTGAGACTGTTCGCCCGCTTCCGTCAGGTCGCGGACGCGCTGCGCTGCTTCTTCAAAGCTCTGCGAGAAGCTGCCGGCGCCTTCCGCCGATAGTCTTACACTAATGTTGTCAGCCGTTGTTCTCTCCTCCTTTCTTGCTGTTGTGATACTCGGCCAGCCGTGCCAGTCGAGACGCCCGTGCTGCTGTCTCTTCCCTGCCGATTTTTGTCTGTTTCCTTATGTCGGATTCTGCCCTGTCCTTGTCGAAAAACTGGGAGAATCGCTTGTATTTTCGCCGCCGGTTCTTGCCGCTTCCCTCGGTGCTGTCGACTACGACGCCGAGCCATGCGGCAAGGTGGAGCTCCTCCAGCTCGTCGAGCTCCCGGAGAGAGTGTCCGATGCTAAGCAGCCGGAACTCCCGGGGGGTCAGCTCCTCAATGGCGGTTATGGCCGTCATTCCAAATTGCCTGATGCCACGAAGGATGCGCTCCTCCAGCTCCTCGTCGGTCAGTCGGCCTGCCGGGCCTTCTCCATGTCCTCGAAGATCTGCAGAAGCTTGACGGTTTTCAGCTTCGTAGCATTCTGCTTTTTTAACTCGTCCAGCACCTCCGTCATGAGCGCCTCCACGTCCTCGTGGTCTTCCACGTAGGCGTTGACGTCGTCCTCCTTCGGGCGGCTCTTCTCCGTGCAGGTGCCGAGGTAGAGCACCTTCGCCAGGGCGGCCACGTCGCCGTCCAGAAGCCGGGGCAGGGCGTAAGTGATGCCGCCGCCGTACTGCGCCTGGGCACCGGCGAATGCCTTGTCGAGTTCATTCACAAAGCGGATGCCGAAGCGGATCTCGTGTTCTTTTCCGTTAATGGTTATTGTCATGTCTGTCTGCCTCCTTTGTCGTGCAGATGCTAAAAAAGCGCGGCGGTTATCACAGCCGCCGCGCCTGGTGTGTAAATCGGTCTATTACTGAGTCGCTACGGTCGCGTCTGCGAAGACGTAGTCGGCCTCCTCCACAATGCTGGAGGGCACGGTGACGTCGCCGTCGGCGCCCTTGCCGTTCATGGTGAACTCCAGATCGTAGTTGGCCCATTCCTCCGCGGTGGAGTTGAGGGTCAGGCCGGTGATGTAGCCCTGGTAGTAGGTGCCCTTATACTTGCCGGATGTGGTTCCGGGCTCGTCCAGATTGGCCTCCCAGATTTCCAGCATCTCGGAGTTGAGCAGGGCTGCCTTCAGCTTGTCGACCAGCTCGTCGCCCTTCTTCACGTAAGCGGAAGCGCTCAGCGTGATTTCCGGGGTCTGGCCAGGGCTGAAGTTGCCGTCCTTCGTGGCGACGGTGTCAGCGTTGGAGCTGATGCTCTTGCTGTTGTCGCTCACATAGGCCACGTTCAGGCCGGTCACGGTGGTGCGCTCGCTATATTTCCGGAAGAGGTAGATTATCTTCTGGCCTCTAATCCCATCGAAATTAGCCATGTTTGGGGTCTCCTTTCTGTTGTTATCTGTAGCTGACGTCAATGACGCCATGCAGCAGCGGAACTGCTGTCGTGCTATCGGGGAGCACCTGCGCCGAGATGCCCGCGAGCATGACGGAGCTGTCTCCCTTGGTGATGTTGTAGGCGGCCTGCTTGCAGCGGGCCATGACTGCCGAGAAGGTGCCGCGGTTCCGGACATCGTCCGAGTAGACGTGAATGGTCTGCTCAACTCTCGCCGAGGCCGCTCCCTTCAGCAGTCCGTCGATTTCCTGATTCTCGCCCAGGAAGACGAAGGGGTAGGGGACGTCCGCCGGCGGCAGTGCGCCGTCGTAGACCTCGAAGAGGCCGTCGCCCAGCCTCCGGAGCTCGATGAGGAGCGCCGTGAAGAGCTTCTGCTGCTTATCATCCATTACTGTCCTCCCTTCCCGCTGGCGAAGCGCTCAAGGTCTCGCCGGAAGATTTCCGCCTGCTCGCTCAGCGCGGGCCGAAGATACGGCTGCGCCGCCGCGAAGCGGGTGCCGTACTCCACATAGGCCGCATAGTCAGTGTTCGCGCTGACTTCCGCATCCATGCCGCCGTCCTCGATGTCCAGGCGGATGCTCCGGCGCAGTGTGCCGGTGTCCACCGGCGCCTTCCTCTGTGCTCGCTGCTGCAGTTCTGCGCCGTTCTGCGCGACGATGCGGGCCACGGCGTCGCGGTCGGCCAGCTTCTCCAGCTTGGCGATAACCGCGTCCGCGCCTTTTACCGTCACGCTGACGCCGCCGCTCATTGCTTCTGGGAGCAGATGTAGACCTGCTCCTGTCTGTAGGTTCTGATGGCATCCGGGCTGTATTTCAGCTCACCGATGAGGAT